CAAATCAATTAAGGTTTAGGAATACTGCTCAGGATTGCCCAATATCTTAAATTATTACTATACCTTCTAGTTTTCCCAGAAGCCACTATATAGTTTCCTATTATAGTTTAGTATTAAGATCTTTAAGGGGATTCCCTGAACCGATGGTTTTGCCCGTGTGTACGGACTAGCAATACTTTTATGTATCACTAAGGCTCTATATTAGTTACATCTTTAAATTTCTTCATAATATTTCCATTTATAATATCCTGCTGTAATTCTAATACCCTTACAGACTTTTACAATAGAACCGGAATTTACGCCTGTTTTTCTAGAAGCTTCTTTAATCCCGTCGTATATTTTTATTATTTCATTAGTATCTTTATTTAGGCAAACAACTTTTTTTTGTAAATGTTTATATTGGTCAGGGTTATTTTCTAAAGAATGTTTAATATTTTCGCTTGAACTCATCCATTCTAAGTTTTCTACTCTGTTGTCAAGTCTATTTAAATTTTTATGATTTACTTGATTTTGATATTTATTAGGTATAGGAAGATATGCTAATGCAACAAGTTTATGTATGTAAAAATAATTATTAGATATATATACTCTATAATATCCATTATCATTAATTTGATTTTTCAAAAATCTTTTTGAAATTTTGCTATAAACTTGTCCTTCTTTTGTTATTAAATAATTAGGTAAAGAATCTATTTCTTTTCCATTTGGTATATCGGTTTTAGGATTTATATGATTTTTAATAGGTTTACTTTTCAAAACATTTATTGCATGAATATTATTTTCTAAATATGTAACCCATTCAAGATTTGATAAATTATTGTTAAACTTATTTCCGTCTTTATGGTTTATAACTGGATAATTATTTTCATTTTCAATAAATGCTATTCCAACTAAACGATGGACATGTTTAAATAACTGTTCTGGATAACCTATATTTACTGAATAATAACCTGAAATTATTTGTTGTTTAATAAGTTCTTTAGAATAACTACTCCATACTATACCACTTGTTGAAATATAATAGTTATCTCGTTCTTTGATTTTTCTCCAGTCACAACCGTATTTATTTTTAAGATATTCTTCAATGTTTATCCATCTTAAATTTGTTACTTTATTATTTTTTCTGTCATCATCAATATGTTCTAAGTATAACCCCTCACTTTTCCCTAAAAAACTTGTTGCTATTATCATATCTACTCTAAACTGTTCCGTGTTTTTACTACCATTTTTATTAACAAATATTATTTCATTTTTATTTGTAAAACTTGATTTTAAATAACCCTTTTTATTGTTACTCCAAATTTTGCCTAAATTTGATACTTTATATCTATCTTTATACTGTTCTATTGGAAATTCTTTAAAGATTTCTGTATTCATTTACATTATAATGGAAATATTAAATATAAATTCAATTTTGAATTTAAAAATTTTAAAAGCTGTAAAAAGTATAAAATAGGACCTTCTAAAGGTTGCCTTGTTAAGGTCGTCACATGTCCACTAGCTCTCGAGTGTATTTTGTCCCCGACCATATGCTTTAATCTGCAATAATAAGTTGGACCACAGTTCGAAACGACCTGGAAATCAGCTAACAAAAAATTATGGTTTGAACCAGCTTCGATCGTAATACCAAAAAAATCATCTTCTTCTTTATCTACTATTTCAAATTGGATTTTAAAAGTATTTTTAAAAGGAGTTTCAAAATACTTATCTGGTATTTGTTTATAAATTGTAACGGGTTTTATATTTATTAATTTTTGACCAGATAAACACATTGACCAATAATTATAACCGTATTTTCTATTAGCATTTCTAATTGTACTTTTAATACTCAAACTTCTACAAAGTGTTCGGATCATTAACATAGAACTTTTATGAATTCTAGGACTTTGACCTATAACATAATATCTTTTAAATTTATCACAAGATTGATTATATTTTTCAATATCTGGTAAATGTCCATCTGCATCAATCATACCTTCTATTATTTTTTGTCTAAATGATATAGATTGATTTAATAAATTACTTACTAACTCATCTTTAAATTCTTTATTTTCATAAACACCTAATTTTTTCAACATAACTATAAGTGTATTTTTATTATTATCTTCATGATAAAATGTAAAATGATAATGTTCTTTTTCTCCTTCTCCAATTGTTTTTATCTTTGATATTAAGTTTAATTGTTTTGCAAGTTCTTTGCATCTATTTAATATCTCAATTTGTTGATAATCAATAAAAATTAAATTTTCTTTCCCATCTCCAGTCCACATTCCTAACAACCATCCAAACATATCAGAATTAATTCTTTCGTTATAATCTTCATTACCACTATCGACGTAACAACTTTCAATAAATTCTTCAATATTTAAGTTACTTTTAGACGAAAATATTTCTAATGGTTTTGTACACCACGAAAGTCTCAATTCTTCATCGTAACTAAAAAGCTTTTTAAATTTTAAAAAATTACCAACAGTTACTTTCAATTCAATATCATCATTAATATTATTATAAAATTCTAAAGCATTAGAATGTGCATCTTCCTCATTTTTATATTTAAATGATCGTGATTTATCTCCATACTTATAACTATATGTAGTTTTTTCTATTTTTTTATATTCTGTTTCTGCGGGTTCTTCATAACACCATTTAAAACCTCCACAACTTTTAGCTTTTCCTTTACAAACTTTTGATATACCTGAAGGATCTATTTTTAAAGCTTTTCCAGCTTCAGTAACAGAAGTAAATTTATCAATTACATCTTCTGAATTAATATTTAGTTGAAGCAAAACCTTTTCATTTTTTAAAGAATTTTTATCTGGCTGTCTTCTAATCCAAACAGCCCATGTATTTAGTTCTTCTCTATGATATACATTAACACCACAACCTAATTTTATTAATTCGTCTCGTTTTTCTAACACCATTTTTTCAGCTATTTCACTTGTTTCATATATCTCAGAACTATCTTCTTCAGATTCAGCCCAGCAAAAGGATTTTTCTTTTTTTGTAAATCTGTTAAAACCCAGTTCTTTATCAAAAATAATTTCTGGATATGTTATTACCCAAGCTTTTCTCTCTTCATTTTTATAAATATATTTACAATGATTTGTATATAAAACAAGATAATGGTCTTCATTTACAGTGTAACCATTTTCGTCTATAATATCTGAACCATAAATGGAATCTTCTCGTGTATTAAATACTGGTTTAATATGATACATTTTACCATGTCCTCTAGGTAAATTTGTTACTAATTTTGGTTTTGCATCAGAACCCATGACATATTCTCCAATTTTAATATCTTCAATATTTTTAATTTTACCATCACCCATTAATACTTTGGTACCTTTTGCAAAACAATATATCTTTGCATCAATAGGTTCTCCAGTGAAACCTGAGTACATGGTTTCCCAACCATATTTATCGAACCCATGTTTTTCAAGTCTATCGCATAATTTTTCTGCTATATTTGTACTATTACTGGTGAATGGTGTTGCATCTCCAAATGTTCCTTCCATAATACACGATTTCCCGAGCAAAGTCTCTAACAAAACGTTCAAAGTCATTCTGCTTGGAATCGCAAGGGGATTTAATATTATATCTGGAACTATACCATCTTTTGTAAACGGCATATCTTCTTGTCCCATTACCAAACCAATCGTTCCTTTTTGCCTTAGTACTATATTTTTCAATTATAGAGTAGACTGTACCTTAAGCCTTCATCGAAGTTGACAACTCCTCAGACCAACACCTTACCAGTCGTTGAAACTTTCTCTTACTAAGTCATTCAAGCTTAGAGAATAGTCTGCGGATTTTCCAATCTTTAACCTTATTACCATTGGGTACGATAATTAATCGTGGTCCCCTTATAAGTTTCCAAATAAGGGTGGTAGTTAAAGCTCTAAGGAGGTTCCCGCAACCAGGTGTTTTGCCATTATTATAATGACTAGATATTTCCTTTTAAGAATATCTATTACCGCCCATAAAAGTTAAGCGGCTCTCGATGCCATTTTGTCTCCTATTTCTGGGATCTTTTGATTTCTGATAACAACCTTTATCATTTTGTATCCGTTTGGAGTAATAGTTTCAATAACTCTGTCAATATAACCTTCTTCACCACTTTTAATTACAAAGCTACAATCAATGGTTTCTTCTTCGCCATTTTTATTAGATTTTGTTAAAGTTTTACCGATAATTACATCACCTTTCTCGACATAGACACAGTGACCATTAATTCTTTTTTTTACCATACCTCTTTCATCTAAATAACTGTAATTAATATTTCTTTTTCTTTTATCAACTGGAGGCATACAAATTGTTTCAAAGTTGTATGTACCTTGTTTCTTTTCCTCATCTACTAAAGTTCTATAAGAAGTTGAAGAAAAAAGTCCCCGTTCTATAGCTTGTTTATTGATTATAACTGAATCCTCCTGGTTAAAACCCGTATAACACGCGATTGCAACAATAGCGTTAATTCCAGCTGGCATATCATTAAAACCCAAAAAATCAGCTGGAATAGTATTAACTAAAGGTTTTTGTGGATAATCCAAAACATGAACTATTGTATCGGTTCTAATTTGATGTGATAAAGCAAACACACCAATGGCTTGCTTGCCCATACTTGAATTACTACTTAAAAAATTATCACCAGCTATAAAACTGTGATTTTCACTTTCAACAGTTATATCAGAAATTAACTGATTCGGCAATTCTTCTATTGATTTTATAGGGATAAATAGACTATTAGCCTTATCCTCAATACTTTCTAAAAAATCTTCTATATTATATTGTGTTAAATTTGGAGCTGAAATTTTTCTATTGTCTTTATATGATCTTCTTTTATCTGAAACCGATTCTATTTTGATATTATATTTATCGGCGATTTCTCTATTACTTAGTCCGTTATCAAAATCATTTCTAATATTTTGAACTATTTGAATATGTTCATCAACGATTATTTTTTTATATTTTAGATATTCAATTACTTTTCCACTATTAACGATTTTATAGTAACAATATCTATAACCGATTGTTTCGTAATATTTTATTAAATTTTCTTGTGTATCTGAAATTTTGTATTCATATTGAACTCTATTTTCTTCAACTGTTTTATGTGTTAGTTTTGTTTCAATGTCAAAATATTTTAATATATCTGCACATTGAGTAAAGAATGTTTTTAAACTATTTTCATATATAGGATTTATTTGTTGTTCTGTCATAGCACAAACAAAATTATAAGATTTTTTACCTTTTAATCTATTCCATCTTATTTGACAACCATCACCCCCTTGAAACCCCGATAAAAATTCTCTTTTTATAAGATCTGTACCTTGATAAATCCAATCGGGTACTTTGTTTCTATATACTTCTGTCTTTCTTCCATAACTTATTCCTAATGCGATTAGCAAAGAAGGTAATGGACCATTATGCGATACACTCCAAGTGTTATAATAAGATCCATCGTAGTATGAATTTTTTTCTTTCGGTGAACATCTTGTAAATCCTAAATGTTCAATGTCATTTTCAAACATTATACTATCTAATTCAGTTGAAAAATCGTACTGTGACTGAGGTGTATTACCTCCATTTTTCTTATTGTAAATATTAATACTACCATCTGCGCAATTAAATCCATAAATGCGAGCTAAAATATGTAATTTAGAATTATCATTGTATAATGGTAATAAATCTATTTCTTCTAATTTTTTAATATGTGTATTTATCAGTTTATCTTCAACATTATTTCTACTTAAAATTTTTTTAAAAGTATTAGATGAAAGTATTTGTATTCTATTTGTAACATTATTACACATATTTTTAGGTTCTAAACATATACCAATTTTTGTATCATTTATTTTCATATTTTCAACAGGAACCCAACCATTATTAGTCATAAAATTATGATTTGATGTTGCTACTATTTCTCTACCACTTTTTGTAGTTACTTTATAAATTTTATTTTCAGTTGGTCTAACATATTGATTAATTACTTTTGAAATACTAGTGTGTAATGTTTTTGGATTAAATGTAATAACAGATTCTCCTACTTTTATATTGCCAATCTGCTTTCGTGTACCATCCGCCATTAATACATCTGTTTTTGGATCCAGACATTGATAAATGTTTCTTGGCGACTGAGAATGGTCTGGAAAGGGTATACTACTTGCCATAGCACCCAACATCATAGAAGGGTGTATTTCTTGGAAATTGCATTTAAATTTTTCCATATCATGATCATCCATTCCAATTACAGCATTTTCTACTTCCGAATTATCCACATATTGAATTAATTCTTTATCAACAAGTTCTTCCCAAATCGGTTGATCTTTTTCAGTTATATTTAATTCATTATCGTCGTTAACTGTAAAAACAGGTCTAATCAATCTTCCTTCATCACAGAATACTCGAATCTCATTATCAAGAGTATCATATGTAAAAGATACATCTTTATGAAGAAGACCATTACTACGATATATCTTCATTTCATCTAGAAAATCATGTGGATCAATTGCAAAACCCATTAAGATTCCGTTCAAAAATACTTTAGTTTTAATATTTTTATCAGTATAATCATTTATAAAAATTAAGTTTTCACTGTTCTCGATTATTTCTTTTACAACAACAGTTGGGACTCTACGAGTGACAGTGGTTAAAAGTGAAAGATTCAAAACTATACCTATACTCTGTCCCTCCGGAGTATTATGGCTCACACTTAGGTCAGATAGTAAGAAACGACCATTCCCATCTAATTGCCATCCAACAAATTGACTTATATACTTTTCCACAAGTTCAAAAGGTGACTGTAAAAATGAAGAACAACGTATTCTTGCAATTTCATTATGTGAAAAATCATTTAATTTTTTTCTTGGTAATAAAGTTGGTATCTCATATAAAAACTCACCTGTTATAGATAGTTCTTCATATGTTCCAAATCTTTTTTCTGTTGCACCATCTTCAAAAGTATGAGTCCATTGACTTGTTCCTTTATTAAAATGACACGAAAAACCTAATGATTGGGCAAGAAATAAAGCATCATGAATTATCCTTGTGTTCTTAGGACCTTGACATATACGAATTTCATGCCCGTTTGCTCTGACACTTCCATCGGTGTCAATCAGCCCAGCTAATACTTTTAATCTTGTTTCTCTGTCATTGGTCAAATAATCATTTGGAATATGTTTATTGTTAACTAGATCATACTTTAATAATTGATCTTTTAGACAATTAATACTATAACATATATCTGGTCTAAATTTTTCTGGGTCACTTATCTGATTTTCTTTATAATTATAATTTTTAGTAAAATCTGTTAATTTTAAAGGAATTAATGATACATCACCCTTATTATTTTCAGCCCATTTTTTCCAATAATTTAACAATTCAATATCTTCTGTAACAAAATGAGTTCCTGAACTATAACCATCGCCTAACCACATTCCTAAAATATAGGGATCGATTTCAATTTCTTTTTTAGTCCAATTTATATTATCAACTTTAAAAACACTAAGATTATTTTTTACTGTATTTGGTAATTTTAAGTAATCTGATATAGTTATATCGATAATATCATCTTCTTTTATAGAATTTCTATACACGATAGCATCTTCTTTCTTATCAAAACATTTATATATATATTTATAGTTTTTCTTGTCTAGGTGAATAACTTCATAATAAGGTTTACGATTTTTTTTACACACATGATATATTTTTTTATGCTTTTTAATTTTTAAAGTTAATATATGATTTGATGTCACAGTATGACTTAAAAAATTATTTTTCTTTACTTTAACTTCATACATAGGTGCAACACCAGATATGGTTTTTCTAACTTTTGTAGGATTACCTTTATCATCTATTAAAATATCTCCGACTGTGATATCTTTAGCTAATTTAATTCCTCCTTCCCATGTCAAAATGGGAGTATTAGGGTCAAAACATTCACAATTACAGATATACATAATTTGGCTTGAATGAATCTGTCTAATTTTTGCATTTTTACCTTCCCTGCCAATAGGAATGCAAACTCTGCGTAAATGACTGATAACCGCTCCATGTGTCATTCTTGACAAAACCTGTGACACACCTGTTCTAATATAATTATTTTTCTGTATACCCCAATTCGTTAACACCGTGTTCTTCTAGTCATTTCTTTCTAGAATCATTACACCAGCAATATAACTGCTGCACCTTCTTAGATGGGACTAGACTATATCTTAAGCAATCATTGAAACTCGTTAGATTTCTCATGCCCACAAACATTTAGTCGTTGAACCTTTTCCATATCCTAACATAACGGACTTAGGAACTCGGCTGCGGATCAACTCTATTCTTTAATTTTTTACTCTCTCAGTAGTTAGCTAAGACCCTTATTTTGTTTCCAAAATAAGTTAGTATTAAAGACTTACAAGTTATTCCCGCAATTTGAATGTGTCGCCATATTTATGACTAGCAATATTTTTGATATTACTCAGGCAATAATAATATAACCTGTTGCAAAACTATGTTTTAAACCCAAAGTTATACTCGTAGTTCTGGAAATAATACTTAATATATCTGGATGTTGTTTTTTCTTTTCTAACTGTACTTGAATTGATTTCAAGAATCTTTTAAACAGAGCTCTAAATAAATCACAGCATAGAACACCTGCCATTTCCGCTCTTTTATTAATATAATTATCTCTATCGTCTTCATTTCGTAATCCAACATTAGTTCTCAATAATTTATTAATCATACTTCCAAGAAAGTATGCTTTTTCTTTAATTGTAGAAGTAATTCCCATATGAGGTAATAACTCATTTTCTACTATTTGTAAAGCATAATCAACCTTCTTTTCATCTTTAATAACATGCATGGCATGTTCTCCAATATATTTTAAAGCATCTTCTTTTGTTGCAATGTGAAAACTATCTCTAATTATATATTTTAGATATTTATTGGTTTTTTCGTCGCACAAACCGATAATATCAATGATCTCTTCTTCAGAAGTAAAACCAAGGGATTTGAAAACAATACCAATTGGAATATGCTCTTTTATGTTTGGTAAAGAAAAAACTATTGTTCGATCATCTGTTCCTATTTTTGTTTGTATTAACACAGAATGACCAGTTTCTTCAGACATACTTCTGGTTTCACAGATGTATTTATATTTTTCACCAGTCTTCTGTTGAAGTACTATTGATTGATTATATACACCTCTAAGTTGGGCTACAAGTACACGTTCCTTACCGCGAATAATAAAATAACCACCATTATCCCATTCACATTCGCCATTTTGAATTCTTTCTTTATTAGTTAATCCTTTCAAATTACATTTGTCTGAGCTGAGCATGACAGGAATTCTTGCGATTAAAACACGTCTATGACTATTTATTTCAGGTTCTTGTCCTTCATTTTCTATTTTTTCGATAATATCTACAAAAATAGGAGAATCATAAGTAAGATCCCTTCTTCTTGCCTCTTCCGGATAAATAAAACGGACAGATCTATCTTCTTCTATTAGAGATGGATTTGGTATATACACGTCGCCAAAACTTACACTATATTTATCAATAACCAAATCAGTTTCTTTGACAACTCTTTGAATACCATTATTTATAAAGTCGTTGTAAGTATCCAATTGATGTCTAACAATACCTTTTTCTTCAAAGTAATTTTTTAATACTTCAAATCTATATTTTTCAGAAAGTTTATTAACCATACTCTAAAAAATTTAATTTGATTAAGTATTAAAAATTCAATTTTAATTTTTAATAATATCTGTTTTTACAAGTAATTACAAATACTTCATTTGTAGTTATAAAATTATGTTCTGTGTATAACCTATAATTATCTATAACTTTCAATTCAGATATTGGTATCATGTTAAATATATCATCGATATTTAAATAATAATTAATATTTACTGTGTAATTTAGATAATTAAATATGTTACATATAACATAATTATGTACTATCGTAAATACAAACATATATAGCCCTGGATCCTTTAATAATTTTTTAAAATTATCTATAACTGTTGCATATTTTGAACATTCAAAAATATCTTGAAATATAATAAGATCATATTTTTCTTCTAAACTATAATCATTTACATTAACACATTTGATATCGAGATTCAAATCTTTTATAAGTTCATAGTTTTTTATTATATGATCGTCTGTTACAATATTTGATTTAGAATATATAACATTCAATATTTTACTTTTATAATGTATTTTACCTGTTACTAAAAGTTCTTTATAAAGTAAATATAGTTCTACCATAGTTTATTATTATTAATAATTATTTTATTTTAAATAATAAAATGGCAACAATTGTTAGAAAAAGTAGAAGTAAAAGAAGTAAAAGAAGTGGAAGTGGAAGTAGAAGTAGAAGTAGTACAGGACCTATAATTTTAGAAAGGTCAAAATTACCTGGTAAAAAATATAGAGCTATTATTGGTAATAAAACTATTAATTTTGGAGCAAAAACATATTCTGATTATACTTTACATAAGGACGAAGAACGAATGCACAGATACATTAATAGACATAAAGCTCGAGAGAATTGGACTAAGTCTGGAATAAAAACAGCAGGATTTTGGTCTAGATGGATATTGTGGAATAAACCAAGTTTGCGAGGATCTATCAAAAATACTCAGGAAAAATTTAAAATAAGAATAATAAATAGAATATAAAATTCCATTTCGATTAAAGAAAATAATAATATGTAAAATTAAATAATTTATTTATTTTGTCATATTTAATAAATGAGTTCACAACCAAGACCTTGTTATCAATTGTTATCACAATATACTCAAAATGGTATTAATCCTATTATAGCACCTACACCTTCGGAAACAAAACCGCAAATGTTTGCATACTTTAAACCTCATGAATTTCTTCAAGGAGATTATCTTTTACATAAAAAAAAATATGGAACTCCTGTTCAAGCTGTAAACAACTGTACAAATTATGTTAATATTTCAAAAATGTGTGGGGCAGCTATTACACCTGATATTGGTTCTGATGTTAATATCCAATATAAATTTTATCCAGGATTCAATGAAGTCGGAATAAGTAATTCATATTAAATAATTCATAGAAATATAAATTTAACGTTGAATTTATATTTTAAATATTTTAATTTATAATTGGTATTTTCAGAACGTTTGAAATTTCTTTAGAAAGTCTATCGATTGTAAGTTCTGAAAGATCAGATTTTTTGGCAAATTCTTTCAAAGAAATATCTAATCCTTTGTGACAAATCCAAAAATATGTTATAGCACATGCTACTGATTGTGGTCTAGATCTATTAATTTTAGAGGATTTATTCTTGATCTTATTATATAATTCAATCACTTCTTGTTTTTGTTCCGGTGTAGCTTTAAATTTATCCATAATATCTTCTATCAAATTTTCAGGGGTAATATAAGTTGTATGTATTAATGAATCTTTTGGGGCATAAAGATTAATATGTTTAAGTCCTTTCAAACCAATTTTTCTATTTAATTCAAAAATTTTAATTAATTTATCATGGGACTGTGGTTTACCTTGTAGTTTAAAAGCGTGAAAAACCGAACCAAATACTATAGCTCTACGAGAATTTCCTCTGAAAATTTGACCCTTAGTTACTTGAGTATAAATTTGATTAGCTAAATGTACAACTTTATCGCCGAACCCCATGGTTTCGACATCTTTATAAATATTTCTATCTTCTAATTTCCTAGGTACAACTCTATTCGGATCTGAAGACCTTTTATTATCGGTTTGTCCGTAGTATCTCCATTCTTTTTCCTGGTAAATATTTTTTTCAATCTCTTGACCACAATCTATACAATATATAATGGATCCCTCGTTTGAATAATTAGAGTGTTTACAATTTTCAAACTCTATTTCTTCATCTACACATTTATTATCTTTTTTTAACATTTCATATTCATTAAGTGCTTTTTCAAATAAATCAAATTCGGACATTTTTAATATTAATTATTATTATATTATATAAATTCATTTTTAAATTTAAATAAAGTCTTTAAATATACATATTTTTTAAATATATATATATTATTAAAACCAATAAATAAAAAATATGTTAAAAATTTTAAAACAATTAATAAATGATAACAGATATTACACAATTTCTACCTATATATAGTAATATAGATAATGAGAATTTTTATATTGATATCTATAGAAAGAAAGAATTTTATGATGAAAGATTAGAAGAAGTAGAAGAAGTTCAACAATCTGGAAATCTTTTGAAAGCTCAAATTATTATTTCTAGATTTTTATCTTCGTATACTCCTTACAGTGAATTATTATTAGTATGGCAATTAGGAGCTGGTAAATGTCATGGTTTCAACACTGATATTATATTACACGATGGAACTATTAGGAAAGTACAAGATATAAAAGTTGGAGATTTATTAATGGGCGATGATTCAACACCTAGACTAGTAACTTCTTTAGCTAGGGGGAAAGATAAAATGTATGATATTATTCCTACTAAAGGAAATATTTATACTGTAAACGAAGAACATATTTTATGTTTGAAAATCCCTTCTTATCCTTCTTTAGTTGAAGAAAAAAATAAGTATAAAGTTAACTGGGTTGATAATAATATTTTTCAATGTAAGATATATATGTATACAGAAAATAATAAAAATGATATAAAAAATAAGGTTGATTTATTTTTTAAAGATATCACAGTTGAACAAGTAGTAGAAATTACAGTTAAAGATTATTTGTCTTTGCCAAAAAATAAACAAAGTATTTTAAAGGGTTATAAAGCACCTGTTACTTTTCCTGAGAAAGATCTAATTGTAGATCCATATATAATTGGATATTGGTTAGGTGATAATACTTCTATATTAACTCAAGTTACAATTAAGGATACAGAAGTTTTAAATTATTTCAAGCATTTTTGTAATGAAATGAAATTACAAATATTACAAGAATCTGATAATGAATATATAATATATGGTAGTAATAAAAATAAGATATCTACAAATATATTATTAAATGAATTGAAGAACTTGGGACTTCTTGAAAATAAGTATATTCCAAATATTTACAAATGTAATTCCAGAAATAATAGATTAAAGCTACTAGCAGGTTTGGTTGACAGCAATAATAGTTTAAAAAGCAATGGTATTTATGAATTCTCACATACAAATGAAAAGTTAGTTGATGATGTCATTTTTCTATCTAGAAGTTTAGGTTTTTATACAAAAAAGAACAATAATAAAATCTCAATATATGGAAGTGGAATACCTACGAATAATATTAAAAAACAATATCTATCTTCAGAAGATATTTCAAATAATTTATTAAGTTCCATTAAAATTAATTATAAGAATATCGACAATTATTATGGTTTTACTTTGGATGGCAATTGTAGATATTTGATAGAAGATTTTACTGTAACACATAATACTTGTGCTGCTATCGGAGCTATAGAAAAAATAAAAAGTGAAAATAATAGTTTTACAGGAGCTTTGATTTTTGCGAGAGGAGATACTTTAATTGAAAATTTTAAAAATGAACTGATATTCCAATGTACTACTGGACAATATATTCCTCAAAATTATTATGACTTATCACCTGGTGAACAAGGTGCAAGAAAAAATAAAGCAGTAGGTGAATATTATGATTTTTTTACATTTGAAACATTTGCTAAAAATATAAATTTGTATACAGACGAGTATATAATTGAAAATTTTTCAAATAAAATCATTATAATAGATGAAGTTCATAATATACGTTTCCAGGATAAAAAGAAAAAAATTAGTATTAATATATATGACAGTTTTTTTAAGTTTCTTCATTTAGTCAAAAACTGTAAAATTTTACTAATGTCAGGTACTCCAATTAAAGATAGTATAGATGAATTAGCAAGTATCATGAATCTTATACTTCCAAACACAGAAAAAGATCAATTACCTACTGATAAATTATTTATATCTCAATTTTGTAATTACGAAGATAATCTATATAATATTAAACCAGAAAAAATTGAAGAACTTAAATATAAATTTAAAGGGCGTATATCATATTTGGAAGCTATGCAGACAAATATTAAAAAGGAAATTGTAGGCGAACTTATCGGTAACTTAAAATATTTTAAAGTATATAAAGATGTAATGAGCGAATTTCAATCAAAAACATATGTTGAAGCATTTAATAAGGACAGTAGGAAAATGAACATAAATACTCTAATAGAAGAGTCAGAAGAAACAGAGGAAGAGGAAGAAGAGGAAGAAGAGGAAGAGGAAGAAGAGGAAGAAGAGGAAGAAGAGGAAGAAGATGAAGAAGATGAAGAAGATGAAGAAGATGATGGAATATCTAAAGATGACAAAGATGACAAAGGTGGTCGATTTTATACTAATACGCGACAAGCATCTTTATTCGTTTTTCCAAATGGAACATATGGTAAAAAAGGATTTAGTAATCCTCAATATATAAAAAGTTCTGTAAAGAAAAATATATTTATCGAGACGACTAAAAAAGCAAATAATTTTTCACTTGGACCAGAATTATTAAAGGCTTTTAAGAAAAATGTTAAAAATGTTGAAGAACTTTTAAAAAATGTAGAAATATACTCAAGTAAATATGCTGCTGTAATAAGAAATCTTTTAAGAGCATATGAAGAAGGTAAATCATCATTTGTATATTGTGAATATGTTGAAGGAAGTGGTGCTATATTGTTTTCGTTAATATTAAAATTATTTGGGTTTTCACAATACTCCGGTTCTGAAGATTTAAGAAAACCTTTAGATGAAAAATTAAGATATGCTATAATTAATAATAAAACCACTTATCCAAATGAAATAAAAAATATAATAAAAAGATTTAATGAACCTACAAATATGAATGGTAAAATTATTAGTGTTATAATTGGTTCAAAAGTTATTTCCGAAGGTATTTCGTTAAAAAATATACAGGAAGAACATATATTGACTCCGCATTGGAACTATTCTGAAACAGCACAAGCAATAGCTAGAGGAAACAGATTTAAATCCCATAAAGATCTTATTAATTCAGGAATAATTCCTGAATTCAAAGTTTATCAATATGTATCAATTTCCGCAGATAATACAACTTCTATAGATTTAAAGTTGTATGAAATATCTGAAATAAAAGATATTAATATACGCAAGATATCTCAGATAATGAAAGAAACAGCTTTTGATTGCGCTTTAAATTATAAAAGAAATTATATTAAAGGTTATGATTATCAAAGAGAATGTAATTATCAAGAATGTACATATACTTGCGAAGGAGTACCTGATATATATTATATATCTGATACAAAACCTATAATAGATTATTCATCTTATCAAGTATATTACAATTCAGAAACTATTTCAGTAATAATATTAAAAATAAAAGAAATGTTTAGAACTACATTTAAGATTCAAATTATAAATATTATAGAATCAAAAGAATATACTGAATTTGATATTTTAACAGCTATACGAACTATTATTAATGATAATATAATAATCATAAATAAATATGGAATAAATTCATATCTTCGAGAAGAAAATAATATATTGTTTTTGGTAGATTCTATTACAAATGAAAATAATTATTTTTCAAGCTATTATAATAAGAATCCTATTATAACTCAAGACAGTTCATATGTCAGTATTATAAACAAAATTTATGCTAAAAAATTACCGACGATAATTGAAAGTTTGTTTACAAGTATAGATGAAAATGAAATAATAAACATAATATCAATACTTGATAGTGACTTACAGGAAAAACTTATTGAAGGTTGTTTAATTTCTAAAGAAATGAATTATGAAACGTCAGTTTTCCAAAGAGATACTATTCTTGAATATTTTGATTATGCATATGAAAAGTTTAATAATACATGGATATCTTCTTTATTATTTGTAGAAAAAGAGATCCTGAGGTGTTTTAATGTTAATAATTTAAGTATACTTGAAATTAATAATTTGTGGAATGATTGTGAAGAAGAAGTCGTGGAAATATATAAAAAAAATAAAGAAGAAGAAAAAGATGCATTAAAACAAAACAAATATTTTGGAAGATATAGTAAAACATTAAAGCAATTTTGGATAGTTAAGAGTAATTTTAAAGATGATAAGAGAGAAGAAAATAGGGGTAAGACTTGTAAGTTCTGGGAAAAACCCATATTGATTTTTATAATAACAAATGAATTGAAAATACCTCTAAATATAATAGATGTTGCGAAATGGAATACAGTCGAAAAGGAATTTAAAAAGTTAAAAAAATCAAAAGAACAATTAATAACCAAAGTATTATTGCAAAATAATTATGTCAAATTTTGTATATATAATGATGACGAAAAACCTCCTATTTGGGAGACGCGTGATTATACATACGAAGAATTAGACGAGTTTTCATATGAAGAACTTCTATCAATGTTCTACTACTGTAAACTTACAAAGGATAAGCTATGCGATATCATAAAAGATTGGTTTGAAAAGCAAGAGCCTACTTTAATGAAATACGAATAGACATAATAAGAATTATTAAATCTTAACAAGGCTTAATAATTCTTATTAAGATTTAATAATTCTTATTAAGAACGTGAAATATTTCATTATTTTGTTAAGTATTACAATAAATGGATGATAGTGCTACTAAAATTCAAAAGATAGTTAGAGGTTTTCTATACAGATCAAAAAGGTTACCATTAATATTATATATAATTCAAAAGTATTTGCGAGAATGTTTATTTAAATGTTCTGAAAAATATGAAGATGGGCGTATTAATAGTTCTATAGATGAAAATGAAATTATTAAAATCTTAGTAGAAAGATTTAAAATTAAAATACCGAATGCTAGAATGTGGTTCGATATTCTTGTTTACGATTTTGTATGTGGTTGGATTCCGGTTAATATAAAAACGACAAAAATGTTATCACATGATAACACTGGAAATTTAGCAATGTGTGTATATTCATATACAAACCATAAACTAGATCTGCATCAAGAAAGAACATATGATAATAGTAAAATGTCCAAAATTCTGATAGAAAAATTACAAAAAAAAGAATACAATAGAAAACACAATAAAGATTATTACTTTATTGTTTTAAATAAATCAACTCCTAAAGACATAATTATTAATAGTATAAAAGGATTAGGAAGATTATATCCAAATTTAAATAACTTACCATTTCAAGTATATTGGAAACATAATAGAGAATATATATATGATAAAATTGAAAATAAGATTGGAATGTTTATTAATTGTTTTATAAAAAGTAAAAAGAATTGGAGGGAAATATTTTTATATAAAATTAAACAGTTAAAAAGAAAGAAAGAAGATAATGTTTTTCGTGTTTCTAAAAGAATAAAGTTATAAAGCTCATTTTATAAATAATACTATTTATAAAATAAGAAGTTGTTTATTAATTACAAGGACGTTGAGAATACTGAGTATCACATTTAGCTGCATTGGCTCCATAAGCATTTTGGATATTGAAATATCCAGAGCATGAAGGTGTTGAACTATCATGGGTTAAAGCTCCATATCCGATAGCTGAATAACCTGGAACTACATAATGACCACTTACAGTGGTTGGGGGAACAGCAGGGGATCCTAAGGTTCCAGCGGAAGTAGAATTATAATTTGATAAACTTACATAACTGCACGAGGCTCCATGAACGGTATCTGATGACATTTTAATTTATTATTAGATAATATTTTTTTATTTTATTTAAAAATTTTTATAAAGATAAAATTTTTTAAATTTTTATTCGCGAAATCTTTTTTCAAGAATTTTCTCGAGTTTATTCATAATAATAGCATTATATATAGCTTTGCCGTTCTCAAAGTCTTTAATAATACTCTCGTGTAGTGACAGAGCATTCGCTAACTGCTTTTGTGTTAGTTTTTTATCACATCGAGCCTGAGCAATCTTCTTTCCTGTAGACAAACCAATAGTTTGGTGTTTAAAGGTTTCTTCCTCGGAATCAAGTTTTCTTGCATTTGTAACAACATTTACTTTGTTTTGATTCAAAGAACATGCCTTTAATACACTAGATACATTTCCTTTTCGTATTTCATTAGCTAAATATGTTTTATTAGATTGTCCAGTTGGCTTTTCGCCTTTCTTATCCCATGTTACAGGTTTCCAATCTTGATGATCCATTCTATATTACTTTATATACAGATATTATTAAAAAATCAATTTTATTTTTACATTAGTTCCGGAAATTCTTTATTAAACGATTTCACTGTTCCACCACATTCTCTATATGTTTCTAAACGTGTTTTATAATGTTTAAATAATATTGGATTTGAGTCAAGTATATCAAATACTATAGGAATATGATCTTTAGTTCTAAAAATTCTTCCAAGACTTTGAATAAAAAAAGCTTCTAAATCACACGCTAATATTAAAGCATCTGATTTTGCCCAATCAAAACCTGTTCCGACCTTACTTAAAATACCGACTAAAACTCGAGCTTCTCTATCAAAATCTTGTTTAGAACCAACTAATGACTCTACAAACTCTCCTTTCTCTTTTAAAATTTTAATAAAATAATTAGCCTGTTCAACTCTTTTACATAAAATTAAGAAATTTCTATCTTTAAAATATTGAACAATTCTTATAATTAGATCGTTTCGTTCTTTGTTGTCACTTTGAGTTTTTAAAATAGCTCCCCAATTAACTTTTCCTGTACTTTCAGTTATTTCCATGTCTATTTTTAAACCCGTATCAACTTTATAAATTATATGTTTTCTATATAACTTTCTTACTAATTTATCTTCTCCAAAAAACAAATTTATTAACCCATCTAAACCATCATTTCTATATGGAGTTGCAGACAATCCGATTAAATATCTTGGAGAAATGATTTGAAGAGATTTAGATAAACCT